GTTGATAAAGAACTTGTAGAACTTAATAGGCAACTTGCGGCTATAGTTAATAGTCACGTACATCACGACACAAAAGATTTTTCTACGGTAGACAAAGTAGTTGCTATTGCAGACAAAAAAGAAGAGATCGAACAAACGATAAATTTTAATGAACATTTCGAAGATGAGATTACTCGACTTTTTAATAAAAACAAATAATTTATAAGGAGGTGCCATGGCAGTTCAAGACAAGACAACATTAAAGAGCTACTTCAATGGCTCTCCAGTTCCTAGTGTTCCAAAGATTTCTCAGTATGAAGATCTTATAGATTCAATGATGTTAGTCGGAGCAGAAAACATATCAAGCACTAATTTAAATGATGCAACAGAGACTGGGTTCTATGTTGGCGACAACTTAACTAATGCACCTAGTGCTAATGGTTATTACATATTAGTTATAAAACATAATGCTAATTACATTTCACAAGAAGCAGTTAATTGGTATAGTGCTGGTGCACCAAAAAGGTATCTTCGTAGAAACGTTAATGGGACATGGGATTCTTGGGTAACCATTTATCCTGCAGATTGGAATGATATTACAAGTCTTCCATCAACTTTCACCCCTTCAACTCATACGCATACAGATGCAATCGAAAATGCTTATGACGCAAAGTTTGAAGGCGATGAAGCCGGTGTAATGAAACGATTAGCTAATGGATATCTCTCTTCAATACAAGAACATTTTAATGTTTCAAGTAGACCAAGTGGTTGGAGTATGTATGGTTCTCATTCAGATAGTTATAGTTCTAACAGTTATTTGAATTTAACTGGAGCTACTGGAGCATCGTATTTTTATAAATCAATAGTTAGTAGCGCAGATTATTATGCGGCTATTGGTATGACTACAAATTTTACAGGTTCTACTTGGGGTATTCGTTTAGAAGATGGATCAGACATTACATATTTTGCCCAGTTAACTTTAGAACTAGAGTCCTCTGATACTTGGAGAATTAAAGTATCTTATCGTTCTGGTTCTGGTGATACAGTTCATAATGTTAATGGGATTGTATTTTATGGATTTAATATGCCTATACATTTAAGAATGAATATTTCTGGAACTAGATGGAGTAGTTGGGGAATTAATGGAATGGTAAAAAGTATGAATTTTCCAGGTCATATGTATACGCCAAATGCTGCAGTAACAGGTTTAACATGGACTCCGACTAGAATGGGTCTTAGAGTTGGTAATTCTGGCGGAGCTACTTGGGAAGATTTTTATTGCGATTATTTTACTTGGGCTTAAGGAGAAGTTATGGCTGGTTCGTCATCTATCAGTGGTGATAGAGTTATTCTTACATTTACATTTAACCCATTAATTACTAATGGTCAAAACATAATTGATCTTGCTTCGATGAGAGTATTTAACGAAGAAGCAGACAATCTTTGGGAAGATCTTACAATGCAAGAAAAATTAGACATTGTAGATAGGGAGATAGCAAAACATATTCGTAGTTTAGCAGAATCTCAAAGGAACTCTATAGGCAATGAAATGGCAGCAGATAGTTTTCCTATTGATATATAACAAAATAAACCAAGCGCTTTTATAAGAGTCATTAGCCGATTTACAAATTCGGTTTTCCATTCCGTTTCTCCTTTCAAGAGGTCCTCCTTACAGGTTTCACTCCCTTCTATAAAGGCTAATGGCTCTTACAAAAGTGCTTGGTAACTAATAGTAAACTACATCGAAAGGAGATGTAAAGTATGCATGGAAAGTCAATATACTCATGGAATGTACCTGAAATCCATAATGGTGATCCTAAGCAATTCGTTGATGCTTTAAAGGATGGCGGATTTGAAGCTGTATTGCTTAAAGCAGCCGATGGTACGCGAGTTCATACAATGTCAAAGTATGGACCATGGCCTACATGGGGTGAAAACATAAGACCGGAATTAGTAGATGCTATTAAGGATGCAGGAATAAAATTGTATCTTTGGCACTTTGTTTATGGGGGTTATCCAACCTCTGAAATGAACATTGCAATTCAGCAAGCAAAACGTTTTAGACCAGACGCTTATGTTTGGGATGTTGAAGGAGCTTTTGATTCAAAAGCAAATGCCGAAGCAAATGCTCGTCTTATAAGTAGAGGTTTTAAAGTTGCTTGTCCAGACGTACGTCAGGTATTATGTTGGTGGGCATTACCGAAAAGTCCTACTACTGGAGTAGAATGGCATCCTATCCGTGTAGCAAAAGCGTGGTTGGAAACTGTTGATAGTGCAGCTCCTATGATGTACTGGCAAGGTACTGGTGGAGCAGCAGCTATTAGTTACTTGAATAATAGTATAAGAATTTGGAGAAGTTTTACAGATAAACCATTAGCTCCAACAGGAAGAGCCTATAATGGAGATGGTGGGTATGCTACACCAGAAGGTATTAAGGCTTTTGCTAATTCAGCATACAATTCAAAAGATACTGTCAATTTAATTGGTACTTCTTGGTGGTCTCTAGACAAAGCTTATAAAAATTCCGCTTGGTGGACAGCTTTAAAAGAAACCCCTGAGTGGGATAACCTTGTTGTGCTACCTCAAGAAGAAATTAATAGGCGGTTAATGGGAAGTCATAAGAAACTTTTCCCAGAAATTTATCCGCCGGAAGAATCTTAAGGAAAAAATTCAAAATGGAAGCGTCCGATAAGAAGAGAGGTAGACCAAAAAGATCGCCAGCAAAATCTGTGGACGAAAGAGAAAGACAGGTGATTGCTTTAGCGGTAGATTTGGCCGAAAAACAGCTCGCCGCCGGGACAGCTTCTTCTCAAGTCATGGTTCATTTTCTTAGACTTGGAACAGCCAGAGCAAAACTCGAAATGGAGAAGTTAAGACACGAAACTGAACTTTTACAAGCAAAGACAGAAGCTCTAGAATCTGCGAAACGTATGGAAGAGTTGTATCAAAAGGCAATTGTAGCTTTTACAACTTATCAGGGTAAACCTCTAGATGATGAGGGCGTAGATGATTAGAACCTACAGCGAGTTATGCCAATTAGAAACTTTTTTAGAACGATTTGAGTATTTAAAATTAAAAGGGGCTGTTGGAGAAGCTACTTTTGGTTATGATAGATACTTAAATCAAAGATTATATAGATCTTCTAGATGGAGAAGTACAAGAAATTCTATTATTGTTAGAGATGAAGGATGTGATCTTGCCTGTCCTGGTTATGAAATACACGGGAGACTTTTAGTCCATCACATTAATCCTATAACAGTAGAAGATCTTATTGATGAAAGAGATATTGTATATGATCCTCGTAATTTAGTATGTGTAAGTCATAGAACTCATCAAGCTATACATTATGGGGATCAATCATTATTACCGAAACCATTAGTTGTTCGTCATCCAGGTGATACAACGTTGTGGTAAATTATTAAGGAGCTTATATGGACGAAAGTATATTAATTACTATACGAGAAGCACTTGGTGTACCAGCAGAGTATGATGGTTTTGATACTGAAATAATAACAGCTATAAACAATTCCTTATTTTCATTAACGCAACTTGGAGTTGGTGTAGAAACTGGTTATTCTATTACTGGTATTGATGAAACTTGGGATGGATTATTTACTGGATTAACTAACATAGAAGCAGTTAAAAGTTATGTTAAGTTAAAGAGTAGATTAGAATTTGATCCGCCACCAACTGCTCATATGTTAACTGCTGTGAAAGAACAAATTAAAGAATTAGAATGGCGTCTGTTTATATTTGTAGATCCAGATGTCGTTGTTTAGGAGTATAGCATATGAATGAAGAATTTAAAAAATTAAAAGCATTAACAGATGAATACGATGATTCAGAATTAAGACTTCATCAAGGAACTATGAAACATTATGGTGTATTAGGTATGAAATGGGGAGTTCGAAAAAGTAGGACTCGAAGTTCTGATTCATCTACAGTTCAAGCATTAAAGAAAAAGAAAACTTACGAATTAACCAATGAAGAATTAAAAACTATTACTAATAGACTACAACTAGAACGTCAATATAAACAGTTAAATCCTTCTACTCTTGATAAAGCAGGAAAATTAGTCAGTGGACTATTGACAGGACCTCTTAAAGGCGTAACTCAAAACGCTATAAAAGGGGTTGCTGGTAGTGTAGTTGATAAGTATGGCGATGAGATATTTAGTGCTGCTATGGACGCCGCTAAAAGAGCTAAAAGTTCTGTTATAATTGATTTAGCCGTTGAGCAAGCAAAACGTGGTGGTTAGTTATGTCTAATCAATCAGTTAAACATTATGGCACAAAAGGAATGCGGTGGGGAGTTAGGAAAGATAAGTCACATAGTTCATATATGCAAAAGGAAAAAGCATATGAATATTTAAATATTGGCGAAGGAAAGCGATTGCCTAAAAATTGGAAAAAACAGATGGCTGATATAGATGAAAAAAATGATAATTATATAAAGGCAGTCAAAGCAGTTAGTTCTGCACTCATTATAATTGGTGGAGCATCTATGATAGCAGCTAGAAAAGGATATTGAGGAGGCTAATATTATGCCATACATAATCAATGAAGATTTTGAACCTATAGTTTTAGACAAAAAAGACTTAAAACATTTTGGTGTTATAGGTATGAAATGGGGTGTTCGTCGTCATAGACGTGCCGCTAGTGTTGCTAGAAAAGATGCTGCAGATTTAAGAAAACACGGCTTTACTAAAGAAGCTGATGCTGTTGATGCTGTTGCATCTAGAAGTGAGAAAAAGGCTGCAAATTTAGAAAGTAAAATAGCAGGTAAGAAAAAAGAATTAAAAGAAAAAACCCTAAAATTAATTGATGATTTAATTGAAGATGATGCACGATATGCAGAAGCACGGGGAAAATCATTCGATAGAGAAGAAGCTAGAGTTTTTTGGGAAGATATGTTTAGTAAAGAATTATCTGGATAATTTAATATGACCTTTTCAAATTCTGCCACACCAAAATATTATGGGCAATTTCGTGAAGCTGTATTAAAAGGAGAAATTCCAGTTTGCGAAACTATATCTCTAGAAATGAATAGAATTGATAGACTTATAGAGAATCCTGGTGTATATTACGATAGCGAAGCCATGGCAGGATTTGAAGCTTTTTGTGAAAATGAATTAACTTTAACCGATGGGAGTGATTTAACTTTATTGCCTAGTTTTAAGTTGTGGGCCGAGCAAATATTTGGTTGGTATTATTTTGTAGAAAGAAGTGTTTATGTGCCAAACGAAGATACTCGTGGAGGTCGTTATGAAAGAAGACGTATAAAGAAGCGCCTCATTAATAAACAATATTTAATAGTTGCTCGTGGAGCTGCTAAATCTATGTATGGTTCTTGTATACAGAATTATTTTTTGAATGTTGATACAGCAACAACTCATCAAATAACAACTGCACCTACAATGAAACAAGCAGAAGAAGTTATGTCCCCAATGAGAACAGCTATTACTAGAGCTAGAGGACCACTATTCCAATTTTTAACTGCTGGTTCTATACAGAATACTACGGGCTCTAGAGCATTAAGAGTTAAATTAGCTTCAACAAAGAAGGGTATTGAAAATTTTCTTACTGGTTCTTTAGTTGAAATACGACCCATGTCTATAGACAAACTTCAAGGCTTACGTCCTTACGTCGCAACAATAGATGAATGGTTATCTGGTGATATTCGAGAAGATGTTGTTGGTGCAATAGAACAAGGAGCTTCAAAATTAGATGACTATCTAATAGTTGCTATGAGTTCAGAAGGAACTATACGTAATAGTAGTGGTGATACAATAAAGATGGAATTAATGGATATTTTAAAAGGTGAATACGTTAATCCACATGTTTCTATTTGGTATTATAGATTGGATAAAGTAGAAGAAGTTAGTGATCCTTCTCTATGGATTAAAGCTAATCCTAATCTTGGTAAAACTGTTACTTATGAAACATATCAATTAGATGTTGAAAGAGCAGAGAAAGTACCATCAACTAGGAATGATATTTTAGCTAAAAGATTCGGAATTCCTATGGAAGGATATACATATTTCTTTACTTATGAAGAAACATTACCGCATAGACGTATAGATTTTTGGGATCTTCCATGTGCTTTAGGTGCTGACTTATCCCAGGGTGATGACTTTTGCGCATTTACATTCATGTTTCCGTTATCTACTGGTGGTTTTGGAATTAAGACTAGATGCTATATTTCGTCTTTAACTTTAAAAAAGCTACCAGGAGCTATGCGTATAAAGTACGAAACTTTTATGGATGAAACCAGTTTACAAGTATTAGAAGGTACTATACTGGACTTAGATGATGTATACGAAGATCTAGATAGATATATTTTAGATCAAGGATACGATGTGCGTTGTTTAGGTTATGATCCATATAATGCTAAACAATTTGTTGAGCGTTGGGAATCTGAGAATGGTCCTTTTGGAATAGAAAAGGTCATTCAAGGTGCTAGAACAGAATCGGTTCCTCTTGGAGAGTTAAAGACGTTGGCCGAAGAAAGGATGTTAATCTTCGACCAAGACCTGATGTCGTTTGCTATGGGTAATAGTATTACATTAGAAGATACTAATGGTAACAGAAAGTTGCTTAAGAAAAGATATGATCAGAAGATCGATCCCGTAGCTGCAATGATGGATGCTTATGTCGCCTATAAAGCGAATAAAGATTCCTTCGAATAATCCAAAAGGAGAATTATATTTTCCATGTCGTTAGATACCAGCAAAGACAAGAATCCTAATAAAAAGACAATTATTGCTCCGCCAGGAGACAAACCAATGTCTTTAGAACAACTTTTAAAACTATTTAAAGTAGACATGAATGTTTGGAAAGTAGATAAATTTCAACCAAATTCATGGCCTATTGGAGTTAAAGTTGAAGATAAAGACATTAAATTTACTGATGGCGTAATGAATGGTCATGTAAAAAGTACTGGAGATATTAACACTAAAAGACTATATCAAGCAAAAGCTTGGTTATCTAGAATCGAGTTAATACCGTCTAAAATACCTATACAACATATTAGTGTTTCGGTTAAAAAAAGTAGAAAACGGCCCAAAGATGTAAAAAAAGTAAAAACTGCTTTATTTCTTCCAGATCCGCAATTTGGTTTTCTTAAAGCTATTAATAAGTCAGGCGCAGTTCCAATTCACGATCGGATAGCGATAGATGGTGTATATCAAGTGGCACTTCATTTAGATCCAGATGTTGTAATTTGGATAGGAGATGTTTTAGATTTGTCAGAATGGTCTTATCATTTTGTTAATAGACCAGAATTTAGAATGACAACACAAGCTGCTTTAATTGAAACGGCCTGGACTATAGGATATTTTAAAGCTGCATTTCCAAATGCAGAACATGTTGTTATGATTGGGAATCATGACGATCGTATGGAACAGTATATGATACGAAACATGTCTCAAGCATATATGATTAAACCCGCAGATCAATTAGATATTTCAGCTATAATGGCTGTTGATAATTTATTAGGTCTTGAACGAATGGGTGTTAAATATGTTGGAAATTATCCAGATGGAGAATGGTGGCTTAATGAGTTTTTAAAAGCCATACATGGAAATGTTGCTCGTAATAGACCTGGAGCTACTGCAAGTTCAATAATAGATGGAGCTATAGTAAATCAAGTATTTGGGCATATTCATAGACAAGAAATCGTGTCTCAAAGAATAAAAACTATGACATATGATAGACCTATTTGGGCAGCAACTCCAGGATGTTTATGTCATATTGATGGTAGAGTTCCAGGATCTACTAAAGATCGGAATTGGCAAAAAGGTGCTGGTGTAGTTCAATATACTCTTGATGGTTATGTTGGATTTCCAGAACTAATAACCGTTATAGAAGATAATGCTATATTTAGAGGATCAATGTTCAAAGGTAATGATAGATTTGATGAACTTGTTTCGGCTACTAAAGGTCCATTTGACTGGAAATCATATGAAACTTTGAATTTTGATTCGCAGTAAAGGAGGTGACACTTGTGCCTGACAATTTAGTTACTAGGCTTAGAACTGCATGGAACATATTTCGTTATGGCGAAAACAACGACATAATGTATGATGATGTTGGAGTTGGTTCTGGGTATAGACAAGACAGAACGCGTTTTATTATGGGTACTGAGCAATCATTAGTTAATGCGATTTACACCAGAATAGGCGTAGATGTTTCAGCGATAAGCATTAAGCATGTTCGTATCGATGAAAACGAACGATTTTTAGAAGTAATAAATTCCGGTTTAAATAATTGTTTGAATCTCGAAGCCAACATCGATCAAACTGGTCGAGCATTCATTCAAGATATAGTAATGTCATTATGCGATGAAGGAAGTGTAGCAATTGTACCAGTCGACACATCTACAAATCCATATATAACTGGCTCATATGACATTCTTAGTATGCGAACTGCAAGAATAGAACAATGGTATCCAGAACACGTTAGAGTTAATCTTTATAACCAAAGAACTGGTATGAAAGAAAACATAACTTTCCCTAAAACTATGGTTGCAGTTATAGAAAATCCTCTCTACTCAGTGATGAATGAGCCGAATTCAACACTGAAACGTTTAATTGATAAGATTAATTTATTAGATGTTATAGATAATCAAAGTGGTTCAGGAAAGTTGGATTTGTTAATTCAACTTCCTTATGTTATTAAAACGCCAGCGAGAAAGCAACAAGCAGAGAATCGAAGAGCTGATATAGAATCACAGTTACAAGATTCCAAATACGGTATCGCTTACATTGATGGTACTGAAAAAGTTACACAATTAAATCGTCCTGCAGAAAACAACCTTATGGGACAAATCGAATATCTAACGAGTATGCTATGGAGCCAGTTGGGTTTGACGAAAGAAGTCTTTGAAGGTACTGCAGATGATGCGGCTATGACAAATTATTACAATAGAACCATTGAGCCGTTTCTCGCGGCAATTACTGATTCGATGAAACGAGTATTCTTAACTAAAACGGCGAGAACACAAGGTCAGTCTATTATGGCTATCAGAGATCCGTTTAAACTCGTAGCTCCGTCTCAGTTAGCAGAACTAGCCGATAAATTTACAAGAAACGAAATTGTTACTAGTAATGAATTTAGAGGTGTCATTGGCATGAAGCCTAGTTCTGATCCTAAAGCTGATGAACTAAGGAACAAAAATCTTAATCAGAGTGGAGAAGAAACAACTCCAATTGTTCCTACTGGAGTTCCATCAGAAACAAATCAAAATGGAAGGAGTTCCTAAAATTATGCCAAGTGCAAACTTTGACTTTGGTGGTTATGCCACTAAAACTAATCTGAAGTGCACTGATGGGCGAGTAATTTTGCCTGGTGCGTTTTCAGAAAACGACGGAACTACTGTACCGTTGGTTTGGCAGCACATGCACAATGAGCCTAGTAATGTTCTTGGGCATGCAGTTTTAGAAAATCGTGATGATGGAGTTTATGCGTATGGTTTCTTTAACGCAAGTGAAGATGCACAACGTGCTAAATTACTTGTTAAACACGGTGATATTACTGCGCTGTCAATTTATG